GAAAGTAAGGCAAAAACAATCAAAAGACGATATCATTTTGATCTTACTTTATTCTCTTTTTCACCTCTAATCCCATCTTTTTACAACAAGAAAGCACCACTCAAACAGCAAAAAACTCCTTATTTTCTACCCAAACCCCTCCCTTTACCTCCCAATAACAACGCTTTTCTCACTCTCAAACAGACATGCAACCAACAAAAAGCAGAACGAAAGGAACACAAGAGCTATTCTCTTTCTGCATTTATTCATCGAAAATACGAATAATTAATCCTTTAAAAGCGTTGAAATTGCGATGCAAATCGTAACTTTGCAATATCATGCGCATTCTTATTATCAATACAAGTGAAAAGACAGGGGGCGCTGCTGTTGCCTCGAACAGATTGCTTTCGGCTCTGAACAACAATGGAGTGAAAGCAAAAATGTTGGTACGCAACAAAGAAACTGAGAATCTTTCGGTTGTGAGTTTGCCTCACTCCCTAAAACAAAAGTGGAACTTTTTGTGGGAAAGGTTCTGCATTTTTCTTCATCTCCACTTATCAAAAAAGGGCTTATTCGATATTGATATTGCCAATACTGGATGCGACATCACCCGCACTAAGGAGTTTTTAGAAGCCGACATCATTCATCTTGAATGGATTAATCAAGGTATGTTGTCGCTTAAAAACATCAGAAAGATTATCGAAAGCGGTAAACCTGTGGTGTGGACAATGCACGATTTGTGGCCTGCAACGGCTCTTTGCCACTATGCACGTGGGTGTATTGCGTTTAAAACAAGTTGTAAACGCTGTCCGTTGTTGCCTCATCACGGCTCTTTGAACGACCTTTCGGCTCGCATTTGGGCGCAAAAACAAAAGACTTACAGTAAGGGTAGAATTCATTTTGTGTGCTGTTCGAACTGGCTTGCACAACAAGCAAAGCAAAGTGGCTTACTAAAAGGGCACAGTATTACATCTATCCCTAACCCAATAGACACGCATGCCTTTCACCCTATCAATAAAAATGAGGCTCGAGAGGCTCTTTCTCTGCCTAAAGATAAGCACATTTTATTGTTCGTTTCGCAAAAGGTTACGAACGAAAGAAAGGGGGTTCACCACCTAATCGACGCTATTAAGGAGCTAACTGCACTGCACCCTCAACTAAAAGACACGCTGGCTGTTGCCCTAATGGGCGGAAGTGCAGACGAAGTAGCATCGCAATTGCCTGTTGAGACTTTCTCTTTGGGTTATATTAGCGATGATAAAACGCTCGTAAACGCTTATAATGCTGCCGATTTATTCGTTATTCCATCGTTAGAAGACAATCTTCCTAATACCATTATGGAGGCTTTAGCATGCGGAATTCCTTGCGTTGGATTCAATATTGGCGGTATTCCTGAGATGATCGACCACGAAGTGAATGGCTATATCGCTCTTCCTAAAAGCGCAAAGAGTCTTGCTCAGGGCATTCACTGGGTACTTTCTCACCCTAACAAAGACGAGTTGGCACACCAAGCAGTGGCTAAAGTTAACCAAAACTACTCGCAACAGGGCGTCGCTATGCGCTATATCAACTTATATAATGAGGCTCTTGCTCGAAAAATTTACAAACTATGATTAGCTTTTCTATCATCACTTGCACTTTTAATGCACAAGATGTGTTGCAAAGAACGCTCGATAGTGTGGCGCAACAGACGTATAAAAACATCGAACACCTTATTATTGATGGGGTTTCTCGTGACGAAACGCTATCAATGGCGCATTAAACGGGCTTAGAAACTTCTCTATCATGGGTGCTTCTCCATTCTCTTGGATACCAAGCGTAAGCGTACCAAGCATTCCATACCTTGCTAATGGTGCCGTTATTCCAGCTAATCATGAATTCTTGGCTGTATTGGGCGACCAAAAGAGTGGCACAAACATTGAAGCACCGTTATCAACAATTCAAGATGCTATGCGCTCAGTCATGGACGAAAGAAGTGGTAATGCTGACGTGGTTAATATGTTGGCTACACTTATTCGAGTAGTACAGGAAAAGAACTTGCTAATCGAAGACGTTGGCAAGGCAGCTGTATCGTACATTATCGAAGAAACAAGCCGAACAGGTGAAAACCCTGTGGCTGTTTTAGGTTAGGAGGTAACATGGCAGAAATAGGATACAAAATCAACGGCGTATTGTTGCCAACACCTGACATAGATCCTGATTGCACTAGCGAAGATATGCACGGTAAAAGTTGGCGTGACGGTGCTGGCAAATTGCACTTTGTAATTTTGCGCCGTGATGTTACGTCCGAAAAACTGAAATGGCATTGGTTATCAAAAGCAGAATTTGATAAATTAAAGAACCTTTGCCGCAAAGATATGGGCGGAACATACACATTTGAAAGCATTTCAGGCGAGGTTAGAACGGTATATACTGGCGCTAATCTCACATATAAAAAACGAGTTACAGATAAAAACACGGGCGATGTCGCATATTTGGACGTTGCCCTTTCATTTATTGAAGTATAAGGAGGTAGCAAATGCTGAATATTCCTAATGATTTAAAGCAGAAATACACAGGCGATTTGCTACCGCCTGACGTTGTTTTGAATATAGCTGGAACAACATATACAAATAAAGACTTTACAAGTGGTTCACTTAAAATCAAAGAGTCGCTTTGTTCAAAAGATACGCTAGACCTAACAAGCGTTGAAGCATCAACACTTAAAGTTACGATTGCCAAAGAAAATGGCAATGTTACTGGGCTTATTGGTAAACGTGTAACAGTCAAACAAGGCGCGCTTGATTTGGGCGTTTATACGATTGTGAATGCAAAGTTATCAACGGACTACACAACGGACATTGAATGCTTTGATGATTTGAAGAAGTTTGTTGATACTGATGTTTCGGATTGGTGGAATACGCAACTTGTATTCCCTTTGACATTAAAAGACTTACTCATTAAGTTATGCGAGCGTGTGGGCGTTCAAACCGAACTACCTAACACATGGACGAACTCAGACATGCAAGTTACTAAAACAGCATACTTTCAGAACCTAAAGGCTAGTGAATTGCTTGGATATATTCAGGAAGCAAGCGGCACTTTCTTCCGTATGTCACGATCAGGCAAGTTGAAAGCAATCAACCCTAATAAAACACCAACAGAAATACCGTACACAAGGCTTTTCAATGATGCGACAATCTCAGACACAGAAACGAAAGCCATCGAAAAACTGGCAATCCAGTCAAGTGAAAAGGATTTGGGCGTTTCTTCAGGTAAGGCTGACGGTAATACATATCTAATACTTGCAAATCCGCTTTTATTTGGGCTTTCCACAGCGCAAATGAAGTCTATATCGGATAAACTCTTTCCGGCTTATAAATGGCAAGCATACACGCCTTGTAAGGCATCATATAAGAGTCTTCCATATTTAGAAGTCGGGGACTGGGTAAAGGTTACAACATTCAAGGGTATTGTTGCTACATTCCCTATTTTCAGCCGTGAATTAAGCGACATAAATTTGATTGCTGACACAGTAGAAACAAAGGGTAAGAAAGAGCAGAAAAAGACAGTATCTTCAGCAAAACAAATTCAGGTGCTATCGTGGAACGTTCACGAAATGGAAAACACTTTGGAAACCTTTAAGAGCAAAATTGAGAACATAACAACGGAAGTTGGAAACGCTAATAAAGGAACAAAGCAATACTACTTACAGACGGCATCAACAAATAAGCCGTCAAAGACTGACAGCGCATGGTCGGAAACACAACCGGCTAGTATCAGTGGACAACACATGTGGTATATGCTAGTGGACATCACAGCCAATGGTAGTGAGATTAGACACGAGCCGTTTGAACTAACAGGCATAAAGGGCGAAAATGGGCGTGGCATTGTTGGTAGTCCGACATTGACATATCAAGCAAGCACTAGCGCAACGGTTATCCCTACTGGTACATGGTCTAGTGATATTCCTTTAGTCAATGAGGGATATACACTATGGACTAAGACAACATGGAAGTATAGCGATAATACAACAAGTGAAGTTTATACACCGTCAATCGCTGGTAAAGCTGGCAAGGGTATCAAGTCGGTAAAACCTGAATACTATCTATCAACTTCAAAGTCGGAAGTAACAGGTGGAACATGGCAAGATACACAGCCGCAGAAAACGGCTGATACTTGGATATGGCAACGATATAAGACTACATTCACGGACGAAAGCGCGGGCTATTCTGATGCTATCCGTGATGATGTGTTAAATGGCTTGGTTGAAGTATCAATCACTAACAAATCAACCATTGAACAACTTAATGGAAGCATTACACACTTAGTCAATCAAACGGCAGAAAACAGAAACGGGCTTGAAAGTGCAAAGACAGAAATTCAGACGTTGCAGAAACAAACAGCGGACGGCTTCAGTCGTACCGTACAACGTACAGAATTTGACAAGACGGTTAGCACTATATCTGAAAAGTTGGACGAAAACGGCTTGCATATTGGCTCAGATAAAGAGGACACTGTAACAACCGTTGATACAAACGGTGTGAATGTCAAAAAATCAGACGGCACACTGTTAGCAAAGTTTGACAAGGTGGACAGTATGCTTGCATATTTGCGTGTTCTTGAATATCTAAGTGCTGGCGCACATAGAATTGAAGCGCAAAATGTGGAAAGTGAGATAACACAGTTTGTCAATGGCACGATCAAGACAACCACAGTCAAAGCAAGTGTTATCAACTGGATAGGGGACATTAAGAAATGACAATGTTAAATTATTCATGGCAAGTTGTCGCTGAAGCAAATAGGACGGCTGGCGCTGCAAATGTTACTTATAAATTGTTGGCTAGAATTAGCGAGCAATACCACAGTATCGAATTAAATCGTGACTGGGTAGAAGTACAAACAACTTATGAATTGCATACTGGTTATATTTATTCAGGCACATGGAATTTCAACGGTACTGGTTGCGATGCTGTAAGTGGTGGCGGAACACTAAGAGGTAGTGGGACACTATTAAATGGTGGCTTTTGGGCGTATCACGATAACAACGGAAACTATGCTACAAGTTTATATGCTGACTTACAATTCTATTTCTCAGCGGCAAATGCATATCTATCGGGCAATATTGAGCTGCCTAATATCCCCCGTGCAAGTAGTGGCACATGGAAAGACAATAAAAACCATGTCAAACTGGACGGAAGCGACACGATTACGTTGCTATTAGATAAAAAAGTAAGTAAATACAGACATTCTCTTGTTTGGGTAATTGGGGATAGTGGTTATAAATGGCTAAACACTAATGATATTGATACAGAGTATGTGTTTAAACCGACTGAAGAAATGATTAAGTATGCAACTAATACACAATCAGTCTATGGCTATCTAGGCATCGGCACATACGCTGACGGCACGCAAAATGCAACAATGATTGGTACAAGCAAAATTGGCTTTTATATTGATTTACCAGCTGAAAAATATGCGCCAGTTATCAATAGCGCAACGGTTAAAGAAATAGGAAACAGCAAAGTACCTGAAAATAAAGTATTCCGCTATTTATCTAAGAAAAAGTTATCCATGCGAGCAGATGTAAGGGGATATGCAACAGTTAAAAACGTGTATGCATTACATAACAAGCAACAATTCCCTTTAAAACTTGCTGAGGGCGTGTATAGCGTTGATTTAGATGGAATGAATAACGGGGACATAGAATTTGTCATTGAAGATAGCAGAGGGTTCAAAACAACGCAAAAATGGCAAGGAACGTATGTTCCGTACTTCTTCCCAACAATTACAGAATTTACCGCCGAACGCGATAATCCAACAGTCAATGACGGATATGCTAACGCAAAGGGAACATTCTATAATGGCGAAAATAACACACTTACAATCACAGTAAATGATGAAAGCGGTCATAGTGTAAACTCAACTGGCACTCTATCAGGTAATGAATTTACCGTGAAGCAACGCATCAACGGCTATTCATACGATAAAAACTACAATCTGAGATTAAAGGTTACGGATAGTTACGGACAGACAACCGAAAAATCATACGTACTGGCTGGTAATTTGTGGGCGATGATTTTGGCTAAACTAACGACAAGCGTACACATGCTATGGGTTAGAAAAAACGGAAGCAATCCATGCGGCATATACAATGAGGGCGATACTTCAACGCTAGGCAGAACATACGCAAAAGGCGGCTTAGTAATTGGTGGCGATGATACATTTCTTGTAAAAAGATTTGAGTCATTTGGTGCACGAAAAACATTTAACGCAACAACGAATGATAGAGAAGATGTACGTATCACAGTCACAGCGCCTGACGGTTACAAAACAATCGGTGTAATACAAGCATATACAGATTATAGATGCAACGTTTCGCTATATAACTTTGTCAATGGTATAGCGTATTGTACGGTTTACAATCCTAACGGTTGGGCGAATGTTCCTGTTGTTGCTAGAGTTGATGTTCTGTTCTATAAATGCAAATAAGGAGGTGACAAGATGATTATTGACGGTAAAAAGTTTACAGAAATACAAGACAGCAATAAAAGTGTTGTCACATTTCAGCGCAAAGTATTTGAAAATCTAAAGCCACTAATGGATAGTTTTGAAGTTGGTGTTATACATGAAATAAGTTTTGATGATGAGAATGTCACACATAAAATGTACACTGAACCAATGACATTTTCTAAAAGCGATGATAGTTATATTATCTCTTTTATTTTGTCTGATGTACCACAAAAAGACATTGATGCTAAAAACTTTAATGATGTGAAGCCATTAGTCAATGATTGCTTACAGACGGCAAGCGTTGAAGTTGTAAAGAAGTACATATCATTTCTGAATGTTTGGACAGCTGGAACACGATACAAAAAAGGGCAAAGGGTATCTTATAAAAACGTGCCGTATAGCGTTATATCAGACGTTACAGCAGAGGAAACAAAAACGCCTGATGTATCAGAAAAACTGTACGAAAACATGCTGAAGAAGAAGCAAGAAATAAAGCCTTGGAACGAGAAAACAACCTATTCAAAAGGCGACTTGGTTATCGCACGTGGTATCGTGTTTATCTCTAACATTGACAATAACAAAGGCAATGAGCCGGCGTTTGGAAATGCGTGGGACTATTACAAAGAAAAGTAAATATTGCTATTAAGGCGGCTACACAGTCGCCTTTTTAGATAGAAAAGAGGAAAAAGAAAAAATGAGAATTTACAACGTACCTGATGTTAGCGAACATCAACCAAATTTTGACTTCACACCTTACGCCGGAAAGTATGCTATCTTACGTGCTGGTGTTGCAGGGCGTGAAGACTATTCATTCAGACGACATGTTTCAGAGTGTCAGCGATTAGGCATTACAATCGGTGTTTACTTCTATTCCTATGCGCTAAACACAGCACAGGCAATCGAAGAAGCACAGCGCTTCTTATCCATCATTGCTGGCGTGGATATTGGGCTTGGTGTATGGCTAGATATGGAAGATGCAGACCATTATAAAGTCAATAATGGCGTGGCTATTACACACGATAACATTGCGCCTATGTCACGTGCATTCTGTGATGTGATTGCTTCAGCTGGATACTATACAGGAATTTATACTTCGCTATCATGGCTTGGTTACCTTGCGCCTGAATGCGATCCATACGATAAGTGGGTAGCGGCTTGGGGAAACAATGATGGAAGCCATACGGTTGATACTTCAGCATACGGAACAATCCAACAGTACACTTCTAACTATGGAACGTTAGATGAAAATGTAATCTTTGTTGACCCGTCAATCTATCGCACTGGGGCAACAGCAGATAGACCAGTTGAATATGTTCAAACGCCTACACAGTCACCAGCTGCAACAAGTGAAAACGTTTATGTGGCTCAATATGGCGATACACTGTCAGGAATTGCGGCTAAGTTTGGCACAACATACCAACACTTAGCAGAAATCAACGGTATCGCAGACCCTAATGTTATCTATGCGGGGCAAGAAATCATTATTAGCGGTGAACCAGTTGCCAACACAAGCGGTGAGGTTTATTACACAATCCAAGATGGCGATACATTGAGCGGTATCGCAGAAAGAAACGGCACATCTTATCAGTATCTTGCATATCTGAACGGTATTTCAAATCCTAACGTTATTTACGCTGGAACTACAATCAGAATTAGATAGGCGATGACATTATGCTTCTAAAAGACGTTTTCGCATTGATTGAATTTAAAGATTTTGTAAGTGCGCTATTTTCTATTGTCTTTGTTGGTTCAATCTTTATTCAGATTGCGCCAATTAAGGTGAACCCTTGGGACAAGTTGCTAAAGTGGGCTGGTGATCGCATCAATCACAATGTTAATCAAAAGATAGACACACTCGAAAAAAAGCTCGATGATCATATCGCAACCGATACTGCTCGTCGGGTTGATGACATTCGCAATACAATCTTGGTATTTGCGAATGAGTGTTCTCGAGGAATTGTTCACTCGAAAGAACAATTTCGATTTATCGTTTCTAAGTGTGACTCGTATGAACAATATGTTGAGGATAATCACTTAAAAAATGGTGTAATAACTGAAGCAACAAAACTTATTAAAGACACTTACCAAAATCATTTAAAAAATGACAGTTTTCTAAAATAGGAGGAAAAAGAAAATGCTTATTACAAACAACAAAGTCTATGACACACTCAAAGAGATTGCTTTAATCGTATTACCAGCCATTGCCACATTGTATTTGACACTTGCTGGAATTTGGAAATTGCCTTATCCACAGGAAGTTAGCGGCACGATCATTGCCGTTGATACATTCCTTGGCGCTATCTTGCACATCTCCAGCAAGCAATACAAAGAAGCACAGGAAGAAGACTTGAAGTAAACAAAGCCCGCCTTAAATGGTGGGTTCTTTTTTTTATGCACATTTATATAAAATAATTTATATATTTCTATTGACAGTATATAAAATAACTTGTATATTATAGTCAAGGAAAGAACCTAAAGGGTTTGAGGTAAAAAACATGACAAAGCAATACGGAAAAGAAAGAACATCACTAGCACTTACAGACAAGGCATTCAAAAACTACTCTAATTCAGACTTCACAATCTATGAAGAAGAAACAGACAACGAATACAGATATACGATTGACGGTGGCATTTACACCGATGATCTAACCGAAGCAGATGTAAACAATTTCTTTGAAGAACTAGAAGAAATTACAGACACATTAGAGGTTATCTTAGTAAATCATGCTAACGATAGCATCAGAATTGAAGACACTATCAAGCGTGGTGAAGAATGGTTGGAACATTACAAAGGCACTGACACATTAGAAGAAACAGCACTACTTACAAGTGGATATTCAGACACTTACAAGTACGATTTAGAGATTTTATAAAGGTGAATAACATGGAAAAGTACACATTAAAAGAAGCAACAATAGAGAATAGACTTTCTTATAAAGACATTTGCGTTTCATTAGGCGGAAGCGATATTGCAACATTGATCATGGTTGGAATGACAACGGAAGATAGACCAGCCACTACTTCACACTTAGAAATGAAAGAGTTAAATTTCGGCGAAGATGGCGAATATAGCGCATGGTTGATTGACGGCGATACAGACGTTCCTGAGCATTACACATTGACGGCTGAATTTAAGAACTGGCTGAAGATCTATGACGATGAGGGATATTGTACATACTTCACAGCGCCTTTTATTAGAGTATATCAAGCTGGACAGTTTGGTTGCCTTATCCAGCTATCCCAAGAATACACTAGCATTAAGAAATTAAAGGAAATGTTAAAGAGTGACAAGCGCATCATTGCTGAAGTTATGGAAGAAGAAGTTAAGCGCATACTTAATAGTGACAAGACAACTTACCAAATCGCTAAAGAAACAGGCGTATCAACAGCAATCATTGATAATTACCGTACAGGTAAATCCAAGATTGAGAATATGACAATGAATATCTTGCAAAAGTTGATTTGCGCTAGAACGGATAAATAAAAAAGCCCGTTAAATTAAACGGGTTTTCTTTATGTAAACTCTTCTAATACATACGTTTTTGTGTATCACATACTGGTTAGAGTTTAATTTGTTTAGTGCGCTTAATTGTTCCAAAGTCGAACCAGTGATACGCTTAGTCCCCTTGATTAGATTTGTGCCTATGTCTATATATCCATCGTCATATAGATACACGGCGTTCAGGAACGTATCTATAAGTTTTTCTTTGTAGTCATAGTTGCCTGTATCTGTCTTTAGGCTATCAATCCAAAATAGGAACATGTCACGCTCAATGTACGGTGGCTTGGTTGCCTGGACTTTATGCAGAGTTATTTGTAATTGTGCCTTGTTTTGTTCTAATTCTTCAAGGCGTGCTTTGGTTGTTTCGGTAATGATACCAGCTTCAATGGCTTTCATTACATTGTTGATAGACTTGGTAACGTCCTTGATCTTGGCTTCTATCATTTTCTCATCGCTGTTATCTTCTAGTTGCTTTTTCTGATATTCCATAAAACTATCAGCCAACTTGTTTATGTAATCCATGTCGTTCAACTGGTTTATCAATTCAGTAATTACAACTTCTTCAATCCAGTCTTTCTTGACCCTCTTCTTATCGCACTTGCGCTTTTTAAATTTTACGCATGTATAGTAATAGTAACGGTTGCCTGTTCTGCTAGTGGCGTATTCACCAGTCATAGGGCTTCCGCAATGTCCGCAGAATAGTTTACCTGTCAATAGATACTTTGCATCACGTGATCGTGCCGGCGCTTTCTTGTGCCTGTTTTTAATTTCTTGTGCAACATCAAACATTTCTTTGGATATAATAGCTGGCATTCCATTAGGCACAATGTAGTCGGCATACTTGTATGTCCCTATATATTTCTCATTGCTGATGATAGTATTCAGAGAACTCTTATTCCATAGCGATTTCCGCGCGTTTAAGATACCGTCTTTGTTTAAGTCGGTAATTATATCATTTATAGTCTTGCCGCTTGTATATTCGCTAAAAATGCGCCTTATAATAGGTGCTTCATTTTCGTTTATGACATAGTGATCGTCCGCGTCTCTAGCATATCCAAAAACCTTTTTACCTATTGTCTTCAGTTGCAATGCGCTTTCCCTGTTACCACGTTTGACATTTTCGGAAAGGTTGGCGCTGTAATATTCTGCCATGCTTTCCATTAAGCCCTCCATGATAATTCCCTCAGCACTATCTGAGATGTTTTCCATAGCACTATAAATCTTTACGCCGTTTTTCTTCAGTTTAGAACGGTAAATGGCGCTGTCATAACGATTGCGTGCAAATCTATCAAGTTTCCACACGATAACAGCCTTAAAATGCTTATTTTCGCTATCTCTTATCATTTTCTGAAATGACGGGCGGTTATCTGTTGTTCCTGTTTTTGCTTCATCTATGTATTCGTTGATTATCTCAAAACCATGTTCTTCAGCGTATCGCTTGCAATCTCTTAATTGCCCCGTGATAGACTCTTCACGTTGCCCTGAAGATGAAAAGCGCGCATATATTACGGCTGGTATGTAGTTGTTCATACGTACCTCTTTCATTATTTCTTAACTTCCTTATATAGATCAGGAAACATTGCCTTTATAACTTCAAAAGTCTTGTTTCTATCTTCTTCGGTCATTTTTTGCAACATTTCAGCAACTATTAAAGTTTGTTCATCTATTTGCTGTTGCAATATTTCTTTTTCTTTTTTAATAGTTACTAATTTTTTTGATAGACTTTCTAATTCAGTATTGGCATCACTTGGGACTTCATCGGGTGTGAAGCCTAAGAGATAGGACGGTTTGACGTTTAGCGCTGAAGCAAGAATATAAATCTTATCTTGCTTTGGCATATACCTGCCATATAACCAGTCGCTAATTGAAGAAGGGGAAATTCCTGTTTTGAATGCCAAATCAGATTGTGAAATACCGTTTTGCTCAATCACTTCTTTAAGCCTTTGGCTGAATTCTGTTTTCATATTGATACCACCTTTTCATATATAATATAAAGAAAACCGAAAGAAAATACAATAATTTCGCATATTTTTTTCGGAAAACCGTTGACAATGGTTGGATAACGTATATACTTAAGACATAGGTTCGGGAAACCGAAAATATTAGAAAGGAAGAAAATTGATAATGACAAGAATTGCATTTGACTATTCAAAATTGCGAGGGCTAATTAAAGAACGATCAATGACACTTGCAGATTATGCATCAAGCATCGGAATTTCAATGACTACACTCTATGAAAGACTAACAAACAAAACACCATTTTCACAATCTGAAATTGTAAAGACAAAACAGTTATTTGATTTAAGTCCAGAACAAGTGGACATTATTTTTTTCACTGTAATTTCGGAAAACCGAAACGAGCAACAAATTAGTTATAAAAGTATCAAGTTGTAAAAGTTAGAAGAATAACAACCGAAAAGAATTTAACGGTTGTAAAGAAAGGAGAAACGTATGGACAAAAAATTAGTAGAAACAATCAACGCATTATGTGACTGGATACAAACAGAATTGAAAAATGCCTCCAGTGTGGATACTGCAAGCATTTTACCGGCAGTTATTGAAGCAACCGCCAATTTAGTTGAACAAGCAAATCATATCTAATGTCGCAGATAAACAAAGGAAAGGAGGAACGTATGGACAAAGTAACTATCGCAAGTGATGGCTTACATATTATTGGCCAATCTTTGAGAAATCAAAGCGAAAACCTTGATGAATTAAAAAAACTATCCAAACCAATATCAGAGTGGATAGAAAAAAACGGCAATCCTAACGTATCAGTACTTATCGGTTTGGAAGACACAAAAGTATTGATAGTTGAAGCTGGATTGCCAATGTCAATCAAGGATTAAACGCGGTGATATGGATGAAATCTCTGAAATGTTGCTAATTCACGACCTAATGAAGACGAGTTGATAAAAGATAGATATTCGCTATTGCTTACGTTTTCATAACAATACACAGAGCCGTCGTTAAACATTATGTACATTTTTGAGTCTTCCCATGCTACTGCTTTCATTCTTGAAGATTGAACCGATACCCAATTCAAAATTATTCACCTCCTTTCAAATCAATTATAGGAGGTTAGAAAGGAAAACATGAATGAATTATTAAAAATCGATACTTCAAATGCAGAACGCATCACAGTATCGGCAAGAGATCTATATGAATTCTTAGAAGCAACTGAAAGATTTAATAGCTGGTTTGAACGAATGACACAGTATGGACTTACAGAGGGCGAAGATTTCAACCCGTTAAAAAGTTTACGGGTTCAAACAGAGGGCAATAGAGAAGTTCAGCGCGAAGTTGACGACTACCA